TTCCCGAAGTCGCCGCTCCGTTCACCGGATTCACCGCCTGAGCTATCAGAATCACTCGACGGGATATGCTGCATGCCGCCCTTTATCCCGGCTACATAGTTTTCATAGCCATCTTCGAAGTATCCCTCTCGCTTTAATTTCGAGGCATAATCTTCAGGAGAGGTGGCGCCCGCGATGTATGGTCCCCAGGTTCGGTCGAAGTAATTGGCGAACTCCTCGATGGAGCTAAAAGACATATATTCGCCATCTGTTCCCTTTAGCCCGGCTAGGTTATTGTTCTCTTTCGTCAAGCGGCTGGTAAATCCGCCCGTTTCGTGATACCACTGCCCGTATATAATTTCTGGGTCAACGCCTCGTTCGGCTCCTATTTGCTGTGCTAAAGCCCAGGCCTGTTTTGCTACGGTCCCGCCTCCGCCTTTGCCACTGGATGTAAATAAGGCTGCAATGGCGCCTTTGACATCGCCTGCCATTAAGGCTTTTAACGCTCGGCCAAAACGGCCGAGCTTGTCGATGGCTTGGTCGATAACATAACCAAATCCTTTCCCGAATTCCTTGACCGCGTGCCCGAGGTCCCGCCAGAAGTTTTTAAAGGTTTCGCTCCGGGTCATCATTTTGAGGAACTGGGCTAATTTTTTGATGACCCAGGTTACTGCTTGGATCATGGCCGTGATAATTTTCACGACAAGCCTTATGGCCGCTCGGAAGTCGAAGATAGGCTCCGTATTGTCCATGTCATGGAAAAATTCACCAAACGCAGTCTCAACTAAGTCTAAAATAACGTCCTCAAGCTCCCAAAAAGCAGCAAGGAGATCCGCAACTGCGGAGAGAAAATCGCGAACCGTTTCGGATCTAGCCACTTCTTCGAGCCAACCCGCCAGGACTTCAATACAGTAAGAAATGGCATCAACGAGCTTTAAATAAATCCCTAAAACTTTCTTTGCGCCGGTAGTGTATGTTTTCAAGCCGTCGTTCCTGGAAAACGCATCTTCCAGTGCTCGAACGGAGCTGACGACGACATCGATGATGCCGCTCCCTAGCTTATACATGGCGCGTCCCAGGCGTTCAAAGGTCTGGCAGAATTCTTCAAAGGCCACAGAATTACGGACTTCGTCAGCAACCTCCATAATCCAGCGGCCCATATCCATAACCGCGCCCGCACCCATTTTAACGTACTCAATAAACGTTTCAAGGATTGGTTCAGCCGCATCAGCAAATTCGATGATTTTCTCTTTAGCCATCTCGATGAAATAATGCAACTTTTCCCAATATTTCCCGAGAAGCGCGTCCTTCCCCTCGAAATAGCCGAAATAATCGTCGAGGAGTAAGAGCAGTGTGCTGACTACCGTAATCATGCGCCCCATAGGGGACATTTTGATTAGCGCAAAAAATGCGGTCACGGCTGCCGTTGCGATTTTGATGCCCCGTGGAAACGCCATCCACATGTCGTAAATATTCGTGGTGAGTTCCTTGATGAAGGTCGCAAAATGAAGGCCAATATTGATAATATAAACCAGCGCTCTGGCGGCTTTTTCCGTCCAGACGCTCATGTTCCGGATGAACATATCGTTAAAGGACCGGAACTTGGCCTGTGCTTCAGACAGCGGCCGGTTCAGGTACTTCAGCAGATAATATCCCACCCAGGTCATGGCATAAGACACTTCCTGCTTTAGTCGAGTGAATTCAAACATGAGGTCGCGGAAACTGCGCATTGTCTGCGCAAAATCTCCGCCTACTTTCATGTTCTTACCGTCTGCAATCAGCTTCTGATACCGCTCCATGAGCTCCGGCGTAATGGCAATGTCGTTGATAGATTCCCCAAGTGCGTCTGTGGCTTTCTTCATTTCCCAGGCTGCATCCTTGCTGACCATCATATTCCGGGCCAGCTTTTCCATGGCCAAGTCCTGGTCGGCTACGTTTTTCATCAGCCCTCCGACTGCCGTCGTGATACCTGCCAATGAGGCCGTTACTACACCGGCGGCCGCTGTAAATTCGCGCCGCCAGCCACTGGTTGCAGATTCGATGCTCCGGGTCGTTGTGTTTATGGTATTGCTGAGCTCATTGAATCCCGGCCGGTCGATTTTGACGCCCAGGCCGACGAGATATTCCTGAATAAGATTTCCTGCCATTAGTGTTCCTCCCCGGCCTGCCGGCTCTGCCACTCATCAAAACGTCTCTGGTTTTCCTGCTTGACGAGCATCATTTCATGGGCGTCCAACAAATCGCTCAATGTGTACGTGCCATCCCACAACTCGTGCTGTTGCCACATACCGGCGATAACCGGCGCGTACACCCACCCATTTACATTTTGATATTCGCAAGGGACAAACCGCTGAGGCTCTTGCGCAATTCCGACAAGCCGTTTGCGGCGAAAAAATCGCCAATGTTAAAGATCAGTACGTTGACCGCCAGCAGCAATACAAGCGGGGTATTATCCTGCATATCATTCAGCCCCCAGGTGCCATTCTCATTGAATACCGGGCGGTCACCGGCCGGCAACGTTTCGTATACTACCGACAGGCAATCCTTCAGGAGCTTGGTAAATTCCTGCTTCGTCATACTGGTGCGATTCCGCGGCAGTGTGTCCGACAGATTGCCCGCATTTTCGCCGGGAATCTGGTTTTCCATGCCACCTGGAAGGACCTTCTGCATGATGGTGAAAAGGATGTAACTGCCTGTGAAGGCGTCAAACTTTTTAATTTTGAACTTGCGGCCGAAGAGCTCGACCGTCTTTTCTTTTGCTCTTTCCATAATAGCCTCCTATCAGACCGGCAAACGCTGCAGGTCTGCAAATAAAATGCCCCAGGATACACGCTGCCCCTGTGCCTGAAAGGGTTCATCCGGTTCTTTCACGAAAGCCCCGCCAGTGCCATAGTAAGTTTTGTTCATCTTCGGGGCTGTGATGGTCATGCTCATCTGTGCCCATTCATCGGTAGGCGCGCCGACGAGATAGTTGAACAGGCCCTGAAGCCAGTTATGAAGGCCCGATGTCTGCTGAGCGTTAATCGTGATATTCCCATTATTCCCGGCAATCTTGGACACCATGATATGTCCATCAGCAGCCACATCGTGTGCCGTGCGATCCGTAACCTTGGAGATAGTCATATCGCCGATGCCTTCGCCTTCGAGCGAGTACGACCCATACGACGGGTGGGAAATCGTTGCCGTAATATCCGTGAAACTATAAGTAGAATGTGCCATTTGGTTCCCTCCTATCTATTAACGTCCACCTGGATAGTA